CGAGAACCCATATCATTCCCCGACACATCCAGCAGCTCAAGTGGGTCAGAGTTTTACGTATTTACCGAAAGAAGATGCACCCACCATGGATGCATTCAAAATGAGAAGTCCTTGGAATATTATAACACCGCCTGGCTATTCTTGTCTATACCTAGACCCATTCTTGTTTCAGAATACTCATTTTGCAACATGGCAAGGTATCATAGATACAGATACATTTAATGTTAACATGGATAATTCACAAATCATATTCTATCCTAAGACAAGTAAATCCTTTACAATTAAGGCAGGAACACCATTAGTTCAAGTAATACCTTACAGAAGAGAGACTTGGAATGCATCATATATAACATACGATAATAAATCTTGGCAAGAAAACCGTTCTGTAAGAACCACACATAGAGTGGGTGAAGACGGTGAAAAAATTAAAACTATGGATGAATGGAATAGGTCACCCGAACTTAGAGAAGAGAAAAGACATATAGAAGGAATGGCTGGGGCATACCGAAGAATTAAGTATTGGAATGAAAAGGGTAGAATGTTTAAAGAAGATAATCCACCACCCGAATGTCCTATGCATAATCCCGAAATAGGAGAAGAATCATGAGTGTTAGATTAGCATTCCCCACAGTAATATTTGAAAGAGACCTACTTGATAAAGAAAGGTATGGTAACGGTGCTGTTGACATCGAATATCTTAATTTTCTTAGAGATGAGATGAATGCGTGGAGACAAAGAGACCCAAAGGGGAGACAGATATCAAACAGATACACTGGATGGCAGTCTCACGATGGAATAGAACAGCATCCGTCTTTTGCAAAGATTATTAGATGCATACAAACTGCATTGAGAGAAGAAGTACAATTGTATTTTGGGGTCAACCCCTCTGCAGCTCAGATTTGTATAGACAATACTTGGGCAAACATTAATGATAAAGGGGCATGGAACACACCTCATTTACATAATGGTTGTTGGTATAGTGGAGTGTTTTATGTACATGGTGACGGTGACGAGGGAGAGCTCAGTATGATTAATACCGATGCTAAGATAGTTGCAGACCATCCGTCAGTACAAAGACATCAAGAGAGTATAGGATACAAGCCAGAAACTGGGAGACTCGTAATGTTTCCTAGTGGTGCAATGCATATGGTAGAACCTAATCCCACAGACAAAGACCGATACTCAATCTCCTTTAATTGTAGGGTACAATACATTGGTGACTCTGCAGACGCAAGAAAGCCTTGGCAGGAATTACCAGCGGAAGATGAATTTGTTTTCGAATTAGACTCGAAAGGCAACCCCATACTGAACTAGATTTTCTAAATAGTAGTATGGAAATTACTATCACACCTTATATCTTATTCAACATCGTTACGGTGTTCATCATAGTACCTATAGGATTCTTGTTAAGAACGTCTTTAGCAGAAGTTTCGCGTCAAGGTATTCTCCTCAATAAAACACGTGAAGAAATAGCAAAAGATTATGTCACAAGAGAGGAGATAGAACGCGACATGACTAAACTGCTTGACCAAATGAATCGTATTTCGGACAAAATAGACAAACTTACGTCAAAGACTTATTTCCAAGAATAAAAAACGCATAAATAGTATTAAACAGGAAATACTATTATGGCAGAACCCAATTCAAAAGCAACCCTCAAAGAGTATGTCAAGAGAAGACTAGGCGCACCTGTGTTGGAAATCAACGTGGATGATGACCAGTTCGATGACAGAATTGACGAAGGCCTTCAATACTTTAGAGAATACTGCTATGATGGTAGTGTGAAGTGTTTTCTTAAGCACGAACTAACTCAAAATCAGATAGACTCATTCACAACAAACGAATCCCATTCTGCAGCTACAGCAGGTGGACATGTGATAGATGGACAAACTTACAAAGAACAACAGAACTATCTTACCTTACCCGAACATGTACTATCTGTTATAAACATTTTACCATTCAATGATAAATCAAACCTTAATATGTTTGACTTAAGATATCAATTAAGATTGAATGACATGTATGACTTATCTTCAACCAACGTTTTACATTATGAAATGATGCAACAGAACCTTTCAATGATGAATAATATTCTAGTTGGAAGAACACCTTTAAGATACAACATGCATTCTAATAGATTGTATCTAGATTTGGATGCATCCAGTTTGACTGCTGGTGAGTTCTTAATCATTGAATGTTATAGAAAGATTGACCCAACAGACATGACAGACGTATACAATGACATGTGGTTGAAGAAATACTGTACTGCATTAGTTAAGTATCAGTGGGGGGAAAACCTATCAAAGTTTTCGGGAATTGCATTGCCGGGCGGTGTTACATTAGACGCTGCACAGATGAAGTCCGAAGCACAAGAGGAAATTACAAGATTAGAAGAAGAGTCAAGACTGAATTTTGAAATGCCAGTCATGGACTTAATGGGATAAAAACATGCCGACAAATGTATTTTTTAACCATGCAGTTAATACTGAACAGATGTTATATGAAGACATCGTTGTTGAGTCACTTAGGATGTTTGGACACGAGACGTATTATCTACCAAGAGAGATTGTAGAAGAAGACACGATTCTTGGTGAAGATGTGCAGTCTAAATTTGGAGATGCGTACTCAGTAGAGATGTATCTAGAAAATACAGATGGATTTGAAGGTGATGGAGACCTCATGTCCAAGTTCGGTGTACAAGTAAGAGACCAAGCAACATTCGTTATATCCCTAAGAACATGGGAAAGATTCATATCACTAGATTCAAACCTTACAACATCATTGAGACCCAACGAAGGTGATTTAATTTACTTCCCTATGAGTGGTTCAATGTTCGAAATAAAATTCGTAGAACATGAGAATCCATTCTATCAAGTTGGAAAACTGTTTGTATTCAAACTGCAGTGTGAATTATTCGAATACAGTGGAGAAGATTTCGATACTGGAACAGTGGTAGACTTAGTGGAGAACGAACAAGCCTATACTATAGAAATGCAAGTTTCAAATACAAGTGGAGACTTTGTGATTCAAGAGGTTCTTAATTATAGTGGAGCTGCAACAGGTGAAGTCATTGGTTGGACACCTGGCCCAACTGGGAATATCCGTAAACTTACTATCAAAGATGTCACTAGAACACTTGCAGTTGGTGACACCCTAGTTGGTGCATCAAGTGGTAAGACAGTGGTCATAGAATCGATTACAGACGTGCTAACGTTTGCTAATGATGGTGATGCACAGAATAAAGACTTTGAAGACAAGGCAGATGGATACTTAGATTTCTCAGAGACTAACCCATTCGGTGAGGTCACATAATGTTCGGTACCTATTTTTATAATGAAACTTTCAAACGAGCAGTATCCATTTTTGGAACACTGTTCAATAACATTACAATTAAGAAAACCAAATCAGATGGTACAGTTCTAACAGAACAAAAGGTACCAATATCATACGGGCCAAAACAAAAGTTCTTGCAAAGACTAGCAGAAGATGCTGACCTTGGTGATGGTATGAGAACTGCAATTAGTATGCCTAGACTTGCATTCGAACTTACAGGGTTTGAATATGATGCATCTAGACAACAAAATAAACTAATACGACATACTAAATCCGATTTGGAAAGTTCAGATACAGGAAAGAGAGGATTTCAGTATCAACCAGCACCATACAATTTAACATTTAGTCTATCAATTCTTGCAAAGAACATGAATGATGCACTACAAATAGTAGAACAAATACTNCCATATTTCCAACCCGAATATACGGTTACTATGAAGATGATTGATTCTATGACAGACCATAGAGATGTTCCAATTATTCTAAGTTCCGTATCAATGGAAGACCAATACGAAGGTACGTTCGAAGAAAGACGTGTTATAGAATACACATTGGAGTTTCAGATGAAACTGTACTTCTTCGGCCCAGTATATACTGGTGAAATTATTAAGAATGTTATCGAAAGAACATACATATCAGACGGAGTGCAAGGACAAGTTAAGACTGCAAGTGGTCTATTCACTACCAGTGAAATAGAAGACAGTGGATTGGTTAAAGAGGTCAAATCATATGAACCAGCTTTTGCAGCTGTTTCAAATGCAGTATCTTCGTCCACCACAATAACATTCCCAACAGCAATAAATACAAAGATAAGTGTAAACGATGAAGTGTTCGGTACCAATTTAGGAACGAATCCAACTATATCCTCTATTGCTGAGGACAAACAAAGTATTGTAGTATCAAGTGCAGTGACACTAGATGCAAAAACCAATCTTAAGTTTGTTGGTTCGGTCAATCCCGATGACACCTTTGTTGTTGCAGAGACAGTAACGTTTTATGATGATGGTTCTACTAGAAGTTTTGCAGGCGATAGGACTACAGATGCGAGTTAATAATGGCAAAAGATACGATAGATAAACAGTTAGATGATATCCTAGATATCAACACTGAAATCAAACAAGAGGTAGAGATACTTCCTAAACAACTTCCCACTACTAAAGACAGGGGAGAATCCATAGTAAACGATTACAAATATGCTCGTGAAAACTTGTATGGTTTAGTAGAGCGTGGACAAGATGCAATCGATGGTATATTGGATGTTGCAAAAGAAACGGAACATCCACGTGCATACGAGGTTGCTGGGCAGCTTCTGAAAACAGTCGGTGATACTGCAGAAAAACTTTTAGACCTACAGAAGAAAATTAAAGAATTAGAAAAGGACGAAGAAGGTCAGAAAATTGGTACACAACACAATCACCTATACGTAGGTTCAACTTCAGAACTACAAAAGTTTCTAAAAAAGAATAAAGAATAATGGTACAACCAACAAATGAGGGGTACTTAGGTAATAATCTCATCAAGAGAGCTGGGATTGATATCCAGTATACCAAAGAAGAACTTGCAGAATACGTCAAGTGTTCTGAAGACCCTTGTCATTTCATTGAAAACTACACACAGATTATCTCACTAGATGAAGGTATGGTGCCGTTCAAACTCCGTGGTTATCAAGACAAACTTATAAATCACTACAACACCAATCGATTCAATGTAGTTCTTGCATCAAGACAGAGTGGTAAGTCAATCACATCATGTGCATACTTATTGTGGTATCTAGTATTTCATCCCGAGGTTACTGTAGCGGTTCTTGCAAACAAAGGTGCAATTGCAAGAGAGATGATTGCACGTATTGTTACCATGCTAGAATCAGTTCCTTTCTTTTTACAGCCCGGCGTTAAGATTCTTAACAAAGGTTCTATAGAATTTGCAAACGACTCGAAGGTTGTTGCAGCTGCGACATCTTCAAGTTCGATTCGTGGTATGTCTATTAACTTACTATATCTAGATGAGTTTGCATTCGTAGAAGACGCTGCAACTTTCTATACTGCAACATATCCAGTGGTAACATCGGGTAAAGAATCTAAGGTTATCATTACATCTACTGCAAACGGTGTTGGTAATATGTTTCATAAAATATATGAGAGTGCAGTACACGGACAATCAGAGTACAAAGACTTTCTTATTAACTGGTTTGATGTGCCGGGCCGAGATGAGGAATGGAAAGAACAGACTATTGCAAACACATCTGAAGCACAGTTCGAGCAGGAATATGGTAACTCATTCCTAGGAACTGGTAATACTCTTATTAATAGTAACACACTATTAGAAATGAAAGCAGTAGATGGAGAGTATGAGAAAGATGGGTTTGTTATGTATAATAGACCAGCAGAAGGACATGAGTACATATGTACAGTTGATGTTGCCAAGGGTAGAGGTATGGATTGGTCTACATTTACTATCTTCGATGTGTCCACACAACCCTTTAAACAGGTTGCTGTATATCGAGATAACATGATAAGTCCCCTTCTCTTCCCCGATATTATAAATAAGTTTGTAACACCTTATAATAAACCAATTGTTATAATTGAGAATAATAATGAAGGTGCTATGGTGGCAAACCAATTACACTATGATATAGAATACGAGAACGTCTTTACTCAAGGTTTTGCAAAAGCAGAAGACATCGGAGTTACGATGTCGAGAAAGATTAAACGAATCGGTTGTTCTACAATGAAAGAGTTGTTAGAAGAACATAGATTAGAACTCGTAGATAGACCTACTATCACCGAGCTTATGACCTTCATAAATAAAGGTACTAGTTTTGAAGCTGATAGAGGATATCACGATGACATGGTAATGAATGTTGTCATGTTTAGTTGGTTTATCACCACAGAATATTTTTATCACTTAACAGACACACAAGTTAAAGACTTGTTGTATGCAGAACAACAGAAGATTATTCAAGATGACTTGCTTCCAGCAGGTGTATTTGGAGA